GTTCCACCGTGGTGGCCTTGCTCATCGCGCCGGACGCGGTCTTCGACACCTCGGCCACCTGCGTCTTGATGGAATCCGCGGTCTGCGTCAATTCCGACTTGGTCGAATAATCGCCAGCGGGCTGGAGGTCTTCCGGTGCGGGACTCCAATCCGTGGCCTTGGATCCCTTCTCGGCCTTGATCCGCCGCCACCTGAACTTTCCGGACGCAAACCAGTCGCATCGGATGCCGAGCTGAAACTTTCGGTTTGCGGTATTCGATTTTCGAGCTTTGTTCGTCCGGGACAGATGATAGACGGCATTCACAGGTGTCTGCCGGGTCAGGAGCGAATCGGCGAACACGTTGAACACGTCACTCCACGATCCATCCACAGTACCCTGTGTGAGGGCTAATGCGGCATGCCCGCCAGTGCTTGCGACATCCGCAAATTCGATGTCGATCTGAGTGGTGTAGTCCGCGCCTTCCGCAAGGCCATCGGGAGTGTCGACGGTGGCAAGGACCTTGCAGAAGTTTGAGGCATTCGGTGTTATCACAATCCAATCGGACCAATTGCCGGAAGTCCCCTTTATCAGATTCGTCCCGCCGACAGACAGCTTGTCGAGATCGTCCTTGGTGGTGTACGTCTGGCTGACGGTCGTTTTGAACCCGTTCAGATTCGCTTCGAGACTGGTGGCCTTGTCCACCGCGCTCTGGGCGGTCTTCGCGGTCGACGAAATACTAGCGCTCAAAGAGTCCGAAGTGGCCTTCAGGCTCGTCCGGGTCGCATACGTGGCGTCGGCCTGCGCCTTGGACTGATAGTTCTTCGACAGGTCCAGACTCACGCCGTCGGCGGTCTGCTGGGCCTTGGAAGCGGCGGTCACGGCACCATCGGCGGTCCGTCTGACCGAGGACAGCGAGGAGGATATGGAATCACTCGTGGCCTTCAAATCCGCCTTCGTCGAATACTTCTCGTCGCTCGCGGCAGTGGTCTGGTAGTCCTTGGACAGGGCCGCGCCGAGACCGTCCGCCGTGGCCTGCGCCTTGGAAGCCGCAGTCACGGCACCATCGGCGGTCTGCTGCGACCTCGTGATATTCGCCTGCAAGCCGTCGGCGGTGGCCTTAAGCTCCGTCTTCGCGGCATACTTTTCATCGGCATCGGCGGTGGTGGTGTAATTCTTGCTCAGGTTCGCGCTGATGCCGTTGGCGGTCTGCTCCACCTGCGACACCTTGCTCATGGCATCCGAAGCGGTCTTCGTATTCTGCGATACCGTCGAGCTGAGGCCGGTCACGGTCTGCTGCAAAGAGGTCAGGCTCTTGACCGTGGTCTGGCCATCCGAAGCGACACCCTCGATACGCGTGGACAATTCGCCCAGCTTCGTCGTGTGCCCGTTGACGGTCGTGGTCACGTCACTGATCTGCCCGGCCAGCTGGTCGCCTTTGTCGCTCGCGGCCTGAGCCTTCGCATCCACACTGGCGATGCTCTTGTCCAAGGCGGCCTTGTCAGCATCCACCCTCTGCGAGATTTTGCTCGCATCGGCCTTGACCTGCTCCGCCTTCGCATCCACGTTGGCGATGCCCTCCTTGAGCGCCGTCGTCTGCGATTCCAGATCGGACTGCGCCTTGTCGGCCTTCGCATCCACGGCCGCAATCGCCGTGTCGGCGGCCTTCCTGTTCGCGTCCACCTCGGCCTGCAGATCGGAGCGCGCCTTGTCGGCTTTGGCGGCGGCATCCTGCGCCTGCCTGCGCGCGTCGTCGATGCCCGCCTGGGCGTCCCGGCGTATCTGCTCGCCCTGTCTGATAGCATCATCCGCCTTCGCGGCGGCGTCATCGGCGGCTTTCCGCGCGTCCCGCGCGGCCTTGTCGATTCCGCTCGTGTCCACGAGCGGCGACTGGTTGCCGTCCTCGTCGACCCTGTTGATGCCGTCGGCCGCGCCGGCACCGGCGAGGACGCCCTTGCCGTCGCCAGTGTCGATCCACACGTCGCCGCTCCTGCGGGTGAGCAGTCCGTTCGCGATCTCCAAAGCGTTGAGGCTCGTGCCGAGCAGCAGGTCGATGTCGCTCGGATTGATCTCGCCATGCGATGCCATGAGTCATAACCTCCAAAATAAAGAGAGGACCCATGCGTCAGGTGCATGGGTCCTCGCATATATCAAACAAGAGTGTGACCTTGCCCGTCTGGTCGCCGCTCATCTTCATGAGCCGCTGACGATACAGGCCGTCCGGCAGGTCGGGATAGCCAGTGATGGAAATTTCAAAGATTTCGCCGGGCCAGAAGGTTCCGAGCGCATGCAACGGCATGCCGGAAGCGTCCACGTCGTTCGCGTTGATGGTGCCGCTCAATTGCATGAGGGGCTTGGAATTGGCCGCGAGCTTGGCCTGCGCGTGGGATTTCAGCACATCCCAATTCTTCGCGTCCGAATCCGAATAGGTCCCCTCGCGCAAGGGCCATGGGTCGGACTGGCGGCATAGGGTCAGGTCCTCCGCCAGACAGCACATGGTCGCCTTATCCGACCCCGCGCCAGTCGCGTAGACCCTCTGCGTGGGCGCCATCCTATCGACCTTGAGGTCTTCCAGGCTGCCGTCAAGCGGATGATAGGCAAGCGAATGCACCGTCTTCTGGCCGAGATACACGTCACCATCCGACCCAGCTTCGAAACGGTAGCGCACATGCTGCGAATCCGCCAAGTAAGGCCGGAACTGCATGTCCGGCCCGCCGACCACGTTCGCGAGCTTCGACAGGATCTGCTTGCACGACTGGTTCTGCACATCCCAATCCTGATAGTCCATGCGCTGATGATTGCCACGCTCATTGAGCCATGGGAGGTCGATCGGCAGCATGCCGCCCGGCTTGACGCTCGTGCACTGGCGGATCACCTCGCACGCGATCGCACGCAAGGACAATCCCTGCCAAGAAAAGCCGTCGGGCGCGGTATGCGCGGAATTGGTGCCGAAGCCGCCCTCATGCGCGAGGATTCGGTCGCCGAGCACCGTCATGAGACTGTCAAGCGGGATGCTCACGTCATTCGGCGTGCTTGACCGGACGCCGAAGACGCCGCCCAGGATCGGCGTGCCGAGCGATGAGTCATCGTACAGATCACTGCGCCAGAAGAGCACGAGCCCGCGCTTGCCGCACATCAATGCGTCCGCGCGGGCGGTCGGCGTGGAGCCGGGAATCTGCTTCCACGGCAATTGCAGGCCGGACACCTCGTCCTCGCCCACATCCTTGCTCTTCGTCGTGCTGAAGCTCGAATCGGATACCGTCATCGACCATGTGAAGCTTGGAATGTCGATCTGCTGTGCGAGCAATCCCGTCATCGTATCGCACAGGCACGCGCGCCACGTCACCGGGCCACCCCCTCGTCCTTGACCACGAGCACGCGGCCAACATAATTGTCGCCATTGTCCTTGGCCCCGTAATGGGTGACGTAGCCCGCCCCCTGCTCGTTGAACATTGCGACTCCGATGGTGTGCGAGCCTTTCGCGAGCTGGAGTGAGCATGTGCATTCATGCGTCTTCCAAGAATCCGTGTATTCGATTTTCCTCGTGGTGTACAGTCTCCCGTCGACGATGAAACGCACCGTGGCGACGCCCTTGGACCCGTCCTTCTTCGCAGTGGAGACACAGGCATACACGGCCAAAAGCAGGTTGCGGTCGGTCGGCATCTTGAAAGTGCCGAGCAGGAAAGGAGCCGTATACGCGGGATTGGACGAGGCTTGAAGGTCCTTGTTCTCGGCGATTCGCGCGAGCACGCCAAGACTCGCGCCATGCGGTATGGCGTAATCCTGCGTGTCCACCGGCGTGGCCGATTGAGTGGACGAGGCACCGGCGGGCATCCTCATGCTCATCAGCCGCGTGCATCCGGCCGGAATGGACGGTGCGACCGGATTCGCGCTCGGCGTGCCCTGCGTCACACCGGAGACGACGGCATTGTTCGAGTCGCCTTGGCTGATGTCATTGGCCTTGAGCCAGATGACGTCGATGCGTGGATTCGACGGGTCTCCAGCACCCACGGCGGGCGATTGTCCGCCGTTCCAATAGGCTTCCGTAAACCCGTCAGCATTGCCACGGGAGCACACCGCCACGCCAGCGGAAATGCCGAATCGCAGGTCGCTGCGGCCGCTAACATCCAGTCCGCAGATGATGCCGGTGTTCTCCCAATGCGCTTTGATGACCTGACGATGTGTCAGCGGGTCCACTCCCTTGCCTGTACTATCCGGGGCGATGCCCAAAGCGGTGGTCATAATCTCTCCTTAAATCACATGTAGGTGTCATGGCATTCGACGCTCACATACCCATTGCCGATGGATTGCAGGTTCACGGCCAGCGAGCCGCCCGGCTGGACGGTCGGAAAGCCACGCTGGCGAAGATTCCTGCTCACGTCCAAGCCGCCGATGCTCGCCGTGCGCGAGCGGGAATCCAAGACAAGCGGAACGTTGCCGACCGACTCCGCATAATCCAGACTCATGCCAAGGCCGGGGAAAGTAAGCTGCACGCCGCTGGGCCAAGGGCCCTGCACGGTGAAAACGGGATACGCGCGGGAGCTGCCATTGTTTGTGAGCGTGCACACGTTACGCGCATCCACGGCCGCTTTTCCATAGGACAGCGGATAGGCCAAGCCCTTGCCGGAATCGCCGTAGGAAAGGCCAACGTGGTCCGATTCAATCGACGGCAACAGCTGACAGCGTTGCGGTTGCGAGGACAGGCGCTCCGGACGCTCGAAAACCAGAGTGATGGTCGAATCGGCGATACTGCCCGGACGATAATCCGACGCCTGCGTCACCGAGACGTATCCCTGCTCGCAGTAGGTGTCCTCGCCTCCATCGACCACACGCATGCGCACATGACGATGCGCGAGCTGACGGACACGATTAGTCAAAGCCAGCAAGGACTGCCTGTCGGAAGCGTTGGCATTCCAGTGCAGGGTGACGGTGCGGCTGGCGTAGGAGATGTCCTCCTCCGCTATATCGTGACCGCCGTCACCCTGCCCGCGGGAGGTCACGGTGACCTTCGGTGTCGGTGTCGACCACCAGCCCTCGATGCTGCCCTTTGCGATGCACAGGCAGTCGAGATCACCCTCGCCCTCGAAGCGCACGACATCATCAGCCGTGCTCAATTCGACGAAGAAAGTGTCCATCAGTGACCTCCCAATTGATGACGAGCGGTACTCAGAAGGATGCTCGCATCGCTCCACGGGTCCGAGCGCTCAGGAATGCTCACATTGAGATTCACGGTCCGATCGCCCTTGTCCGCATTACCGGCACCGAAGATCTTGACGATCTGGTCACGAGTCAAGACAAGTTCCGGATGCTTGGTCTCATTGGCCACGATGTGCCGTCCGGGAGGCAGGATGCCGCCGCGATCGTACAGGGTCGGCCTATCGTCTCCGACGATGCCGCCGAGCGCGTAGCCGCCCGCACGATTCATTCCGGCCAACGACCCATACCGATGGATCGCGTAATTGCAGCCGGCATAGATGTTGGCGAGCGGGTCGGTGATGCCACGCGAGCGGTACGGCCCCGCATAGGCATTGAATGTGCCAGGAATGGTCTGCATCAGGCCCTGCGACGGGTGACCGGCCTTGGCGTTGGAATCCCAGTTGTTGATGGCGTTCGGATTACCGCCGGATTCCTGGTTCATGCGCCGCAGCACGGTGTCGGCCCAGCTTGCCGGCTGTCCCAATTCCTTGAGGACCCGCAGGACGAGGCTCCGCCATTGTTCCACTCCGCCTCCGACTGCGCCGTGGTATTGGCCACCGGTTCCGATGCTTTTGCTGGTCCACTTGGCTGCGAGGTCGGATGCGTATCCTTTGACCTTGTCCACGAGCGCGGACGCGGCGCTGACCGGCAGCCGTCCAACCATCTGGCCGAATTGCCCGCCGGAAATGGTCGCGACCTGCGTTTTGACCGGATCAAGGATCTTCGAAGTGACCCAGCCTGCCGGGTCCTTGACGAACGCGCGTGCGGATTCGGACAGGTCTTCCAGGAATTTCTTCGCGCCCAACATGGCAGTCCCTGCCGTCTTGCCGATTTTGGAGACGATGCCGCCTTTTTTGAACTTCTGGACGCAGTCGAGCCCCATGTCCTCGCGGACTGCGCGTATGCCGTGGTGGCGTGCCAATGCGTTCCACCGGTAGATGTTGCCGGCTCCTACGGCCTTGGTCCATTCAGGCACCATCCATGCTTCGCCGGGCGAGGTCATGGCCGGAATGGAGTCGACTCCAGGAGCGTAGCCGGGGTTGATTCCTCCGGCCATGCCGCCTGCGGCGAACTTCACCTCGGGCAGGGAGAGTTTCAGTCCGACGGCGCCGGCGACCGAATCCCAGACCTTTTTGATGCCGTTCGTGTAGACGGTGTTGACGACGAAGGCCACCGGAGCCCTAGCGGCCTCCTTGACCTGGTCCCAACTGCTCTTGATCCAATCCTTGGTGGACTGGAACGTCTGGCCGATGGCGTTGACGGCATTGGATATCGGAGATTTGACGTTGTTGTCGAACCATGCGCCGACGCTTCCGAAGATGCCGGTGATACGGTCCTTCGCCGACTGGAATATGCCGGCGAACATGTCGGGGATTCCGATGAAGAAATCGATTATCGATGTCGGGGTGAGTCCCAGCCAGTCGACCAGCGCCTGCCATTTCTGCTGAATCCAATCGCCAGCGGAACCGAAGAAACCGCTAATCGCGTCGGGGATTCCGGAGAAGAAGTCGATTATCGTGGTCGGAGTCAATCCCAACCAGTCAACGACCTCCTGCCATTTGGACTGCACCCATTGGCCTGCCTGGTCGAACCAGCCTCCGACCGTTGATGGAATTCCGGAGAAGAAGTCGCCTATCTTCTGGCCGGTTCCTCCAAACCAGTCCTTGACGCCGTCCCAACGGTCCTCGACCCACTGGGCCGCGCCGTCGAACTTCGACTGGATCTTGACCATCAGGTCGCACCAATTGGTGTTGATCCAATCGCCGGCGTCGCCCCATGCCTTCTTGATGCCGGCCAGAGTGTCCTGCTGGGCTTTGACCTGCGCTGCCGTATTGTCGGCCTGCGCCTGCCCTGCCTCGGAGAACGCGCCTTTGATGCCGTTCCAAGCCTTGACTCCGGCATCGCGTTGACCGGAGCTCATCGAAGCTTTCGCGGAACCGGTATTACCTGCGAACCCCTGCTCGTCGGCTTTCTTTCGAAGGCTTCCGAGTTTGTTCATTCCGGTTTTCGCGGCACCCACGGCCATTGATGGCCAGTTCAGCGGATTCAGGTTATGTTCCCATGTGGAGTTCTTGATTCCGAGGAACTTGTTGTTTTCCTGTGCGGCCTTGTACCGTTTCTGGTAGTCGGCGTATGACTTGTCGCCCTCGCTGAAACCGGGAATTTTGTTCAGTTGACTCCATGCCCACTTAGGAGTGCCTTTTTCGACGTTCTTCGCAGCTGAAAGCATTGCGGTTCCACCGGCTGCGATTCCAACCTTGCCGACGGTAAGCTTTGACAGCCATTTCGGAGCCTTCAGCCCGCCGAGGAACTTGCCGAACGATTTCAGCGCGTTGCCAGCGGTCTTGATGCCTTTTCCGGCGATGCCGAAGCCTTTGCCGATATCCTTGGCGACACCGAAGATGTTCTTCAGGATTTTGAAGCCTTTGCTGCCGAGCCACAGGTAGATGGCCGTGTCGAAGATGGTGCCCTGCTGTTCAGCGGACAGACCGTTCCACGCCTTCTCGATTGATGCGAGCAGGTCGAGCAGTGGCTTCAGACCTTTAAGCGCCACGTTGGCGGCTTTCAAGGCCTTGTTCAAGTTCGACTTGTCGCCATCCGCCGGGGTGTTGAAGAATTCACCCAATCCGGGAAGGTTCTTCAGCACCTCGCTGGCGGAGTCGCGGATGCCGAGGAGGCTGTCTTTGAAGTCGATGAGTGTCTGGCGGTCTGCGTGCTCGAAGGCACGGTTGAACTCGTATGAGAATTCGCCGGTCTTGATGAAATCGGTGAGACCTTTATACCCCCACCGAATCCGCTGGTAAGCGTCTTCGATGCCCGCATACGACTTCTTGTCGATGTGGAAAGATTCAGCCAATTTTTCGTTGACTTTGCCGGTCTCGACGAATTCCAATGATCCGGAGACAGCCTTGGCCACAGCCGAGCCGACATCTCCGAATTTCGCCGTAAAGCTGTTAATGACGCCGCTGATGCGGTCGACACCGAACGCCTCGATAATCTTCTCGATGGCCTTCTGGGCGCGGCTCTTCGCGTTCTCCATAGCGGTGCCGATGCCCTGTGTGGCGTCTTTTGCCTGCGTCGCGAAGCTGGCGTACTGCCCGTAACCGTCCTTGTTGAGCTTGACGAGCGCCTTATTGAAGTCCTCGAAGGTGACCTTGCCACCCTTCATCGCCTCATATAGGTCGTTCTGCTTCGCGTTTGCGCCAAGGATGCTCTTGGCCAATTGGTTCATCTGGCCAGGCATTGCATTGACGACACTTCGCCATGCGGCGGCATCGACCTTGTTCGCCGACAGCATCTGGTTGTACTGTTCGATGGCGTTGGCCTGCATCACGGTGTCCTTGCCGCCGGCCAGGACCGCGTTGTTGAACGCCAGCGCGATGCTGGTCGCCTCGTCCAGATTCTTGGTCAACGGAGCAAGCTGCTGGACCATGCCGATCATGCTTGATGTGGTGGTCGGCAGGCCGTCGATGCTGGCGCTGATGCGTTTGATGGCTGCGGCAGCGTCATTCGAGTCGTACCCCAAATTCTTCATGACTTTGGGGAAATTGTTCATCGTGTCGGCGCGTTTAATGGCGCCTTCCACATTGCTGGTGATGATGTTTGAGACTTTGCTGAATGCCGACTGCGCGAACCCGCTGATGGCTCCGAACTTCGCGGCTCCCCACGCGGTGAAGAAGCGTTCGGAATCTCCGACTCCCCTTGCGGCAGTGGTAGTGACGCTTGATTGCATGCTACGGAAGGAATTGATGGCATTGCGCGCCGATGCCGCGGCGGACGCGAAAAATCCCGACTGCTTGGAAGTGCTCGCGTTCAGATTCGTCTGAGCGTCGTGGAGCTGCGTCTGAGTCTCTTTCAGGCCTTTGCTGGCGGCTTTGAGTTGTTCCTCAGCCGATGTGACGGCTTCGGTCTTCTGCCTCGCCTTGCTCCTTGCGTCGTTAAGTCGTGCTTGGGCGTTGATGGCCTGTGAGGAGGATTGTCCGCTTTTGACGACGGTTTCCTGCAGTTTGACTTCGGCAGCCTGTACGCGCAGGTCGGCGCTTTTCTGCTCGTCGCGCGCCTTCGCGATCTGCGACGTGCACTGGCTGACCGCCTGCGCGGCCTGGTTCTCAGCCTGCTGCAGGCTCTTGACCTGCTCCGACAGCACGTCACGGCCAGCGGCCTGGTTCATTGCGTCGGAGAATTTCTTGCCGGCATTCCGTCCTGCGGAGGTGGCCGCGACCGTCACACCGCTGTTGAGCTTCGTGCCGAAAGCGCTCAGATTCGGGAGCACATCGATCCATGCGGCTGTGCCGGCCATGAGACCACCTCACTGTTCAGTTTTTCGATTGATCGCCCGTGACAAGCGCCATGAGCTCGCTCCGCTCCTGCGCGTGTAAGGCCTTGCTGTCGACAGACGACTGTTCGCGTTTGGACTCAGCCATCACGACAGCCGGAGGCTTGGTGCGAGGCCTGATGTCATCCTCTTCAAGGGGATGCTCCACAAATGGAGCGCACTGGGTGATGGTTAGCTGGATGTCACGGAGCATGTCGCCCAAATCGTGCAACAGCCATTCCGACTCACTCCAGCCATCACCAGCCAAAGCACGAAAGAAGACGTTGTCCGGCGGCATGTGGATTATCAGCGCATGCAGTGCGCGAAGACTGATCTTGCGCTGCCAGAACTCTTTGATTGGGTCACGCGGCGCGTAGACCGCGCATAACGCGGCCTCCAATTCCTCCGCGTGACCATCACCATCAAGGAGCTCTAAAGCGTTGTAGGGTTTCCCTCACTGTCCGTCTCATGCACTTCATCGGTCGCGTCGTCGAGCAGGAGGAAAAGCAGACTGATCTGTCCGCCGGCCTCGATGAAATCATCCCACTGGGCGCCGAGCAGCGCTTTCGCCAAGTCGAACTGGTCGTCGGACTCCTGCGCCTTCGCGAAGGCCTTCTTCTCCTCGTTCGTCTGGAAAAGCGGCGAATGGATCCGGAATTTCTTCGCGTCCGGCTCATCGTCGATGGTGAACTCGATCCACTCCCGAATCTTCGGGTGGGATTCCAGATACTTCGCCTTCACGGCCTTGAGAGAGCGGATCTTGCGCCTCTTGGTGTTGTTGTCGGTCATTTTTCAATCCTTTCGAAAAAATCAGTGTTCCTTTCGGTGAGAGAAGAAGGGAAAATCCCGCACCGGTGAAAGGAATCAAAAGCCCGATGCGGGAAGAATCAATGTCAGTCGGCGACCGGCTGTGACTCGGAGGACGCTGCCTGATCGGACACCGGCTGCGACTGGGAGACATCAGCCTGATGCGCGGCACCGGTCTTGGCGATCTTCTCGCCCTCGTAGAACACCTTGCCGGTCTTCGGATCCTGGAAGAAGGCGAAGGTCTGGTCCTCACCCTCGGCGTCGGAACGGTTCTTGGTGGAATCGCCCTGATTCGAGACCTTGACGCGATACCCGGCCTCGATGCGATAATGCGCCGCGTCACCCACGCCGTCCTGACCAATCCAGATCAGGCGGTAGTACGGGAATTCCGTGGTCTTTCCATCGGTGAATTCGAAACCCTCATCCTTGTTTGCCGGCCACTGGGAGACGGGCAGGCCATGGGCCAAGGCCTTGACCCACGCGTTCATTTCCAGGAAGGTGAGCTGCATGGTGCGGGTGCGTCCGGTGATGTCGGAGCGCACCGGCTCCAGATCCTGCACCGCACTGGTGTCGGCGGATTCGATGCCGCGACTCATCTTCGCGCCATCGGTGCTGATGTAGCCCATCACCTTGAAACCCTCGGGCAGCTGATTCGGTTTGTTGGTTGCGGTGTCGAAGAAAGGATCCGGCATCGCGGTCGAATAGTCGGCGATCGCGAGCAGCTGAGTGCCCCACTTTCGCACGTTTCCGTTATTGTCGTTGAGAATGCTGGGCACATCGGTGATGGCAACCATCATTTCCTCCAATCGTTGTCGTTATTTGAGACTGGTTTTTGGGCGCATGTCGAGAGATGCCGTGGCGGTGCAGCGAAGCACGCCGGCGGCACGCTCATATGCGATTTGAGAGAATTCAGTGATTCGGGCGGCGTCAACGTAGCCGTAGCGGTTGCCTCGGCCTCCGAGCCTGAAGATGGAAGCTTCGATACGTCCGGTGATGTCGGCCATCGACTTCCAGTCGGCCGCGTACACGTCGATGTCGACGCTTCGCGTGCGCGTATAGTCGGCACCCTGACCTCCGCCGGGCGCCGGCGTGACCATCACACAAGGCAGATGGTCTTTCATGTCATCCGGCAGCTTCGAAACCGCCGAGATGCCGACATCGTCCTTCAGCCAAGCGATCAGCAAAGGGAGCGGGTGGGGCCATTGGCCTTGCAGAAGCATGAGTCAATCCCCCATCTCCGCTATGGCACGGCGCAGGAAGCCCTTCTTCGGCAGTCGGCCGCCGTACTCCTTCTCCGCGGCCTGCTCGTCGCCGACGACGATGCGCGCATATGGCCTTTGGATGTGGCTCGGCGACTTCGTGCCGGGACGTCGTCCTTGCACGACGCGCACCGATTCGGCGTAATGCCGGTCGCCTTCCTTGAGCGCGATGCGCTTCACGATCGGAGCGAGCCGACGTGCCTTCGCATTCAAAGCTGAGGTGACGGTCGGATTGGACAACACGTTTTTGCGCATCCAATCCTCATCGACCGCGAATTTCTTGGTCATGACGTCACCTCCGTCATCCACCACTCGGTGTGGTTCCCGATGCCGTCGGGCGTTGTGTAGTCGAATGCCGCCGAAGCGGGCTGGAAAGTGCGGCCATTCCATTCGATGCGCGAATCGCCCGTGAGCAGACTCGCCACGAGATCGCCGGAATGGCTGAAGCACTTGAATTGCGGCAGGTGGTTCACGTCCTGGAAGAGCGGCAGGTCGGTCGCTGCGACCGGCTGCACGTTGCACCCCTCGAGCACGGTTTTGCGCGTCGCATACTGCTGCTGGCCGAATTCGTCCGGCTCGCCGTCCACGACTTTCGTCGTGATGGTGAGCGTGTGTCCGTGGATACCGTCCATGTCAGTCCACCTTGTATCGGGCGACCATCGCCGCCCACTGGGCTGTCGTGCCGACAGTCAGAGCGGACGAATAGGTGCGCTGTTCCGCGCCGGTCGTGTAGGACACGAGTCCGGGCAGCGTCTGGTAGATGGCCGCGGCCTGTTCGAGCACGACATCCTGGATGCCTTTCGGCACCGGGGCATAGCCATGCCTGTACGTAACCTGCACGCTCCGCCACTTGTCTGGGATCGGCCGGTCGAGGCGTATCGCGCCAGACGCGGACCATTCGAAATCCGTTACCTGTCGTCCGTTGATGACCAGCGCCAACACCTCATGCACCGGAAGACAGGGCAGTGTGAGCGCCCTACCACCATCGGAGTCGAGGATGACGGTTTCGGTCATCATGCTGATCGGATTGTTGGCCTGTTCGCGGAATCTCCCGGAAGCGAGGTCCAATGCGAGTTTGAGTTTCTCGTCATCGGCCTTGCCTCCGGTCTTCAAGGCGAGATCATCGATGGAGGCCAGCGGGTCAAGCGTCGACTCGACCATCGGTCACCTCCGGATCACTTGTGGTCCGCGCCGGAATCGGAGGAGGTGCTGCCGGATAGCTTGATAACGGCGATGCGCTTCGGTTCGCGGATGAAGAGCATGTTGCGTTCCTCGGCACGCACGTAGGTCAGGTTGTGGCGCGCGTCGTCTTCGTTCTGGTTGAACGCTTCGATGGTCAGCGGCACGTAGTTGAGCAGCTGCACGGTGGAGAACTCGCCCATGACGGCGGTGCCCTTCGGCAGTGCCTGCGATTCGATGCGCGGGATGCCCCACAGGGTGCTCGGACCCGCCGAGAATGGACCCTGTCCGAAGTAACGGCCCTGCTTGTCCTGCATGAGATCGATTGCTTCGTTGTCCTCCGGATTCAGGACGATGGCCTGAATGGTCGTTCCGATGTTCGACAGGACGGTCTTGGCGTGACGGACGGTGGCGAACACGTCGGTGTCGAAGGCGACCTGCTGGGTGCCGGTGGTGTTCAGGATGCCCTTCTGCGCCACATCGGTTGCGGAATCGCCGTTGAGGATGGTCTTCTCCAAGTAGGCGTTCAGGTTCCGGGTCAAGGTGCTGTTGATGAGCGAGCTGATGATGCCGTCATCATGGAGTTCCTGGTTGGTGACCTTGATGCCGTCGGCGCAGGTCCATTCCTTCGCCTCGGCCATCTGGGTGCCCAGCTCGGACAGCGGCTTTGCAGCGCCTTCTTTGACGGCTGCGGCGTTGTTGGTGACGCTGATGAGCTGACGGTACTGCACGTAAGCGGAATTGGTGGTGCCGCGGGTGATGAGGTCGAGGAAGATATTCGGCTTCGGATAGGTGATATCGGTGTAGCCCGGCAGCACTGTCGGCGTCACGGCGCCCGGCAGCGCGGTTGACAGCGGGTTCGGATCCTGCTTGACGCGCACGCGAGTCTTGGCGATGCGCACCGGCGTTCGATCCGGTGTGGTCGCGTTCTTGAAAGCGAGGTAGGCGTCGGAATGGACGAATGCCTCGCCGATAGTCTTGTATGTGATGGCCTTGCCGGACACGTCGTCGGACGGCTCTGAGGAGGCAAGCATGCTCTTCAGGGCTTCTGATGCCTCATGCTCCTTGTCGATCCTCGCCTTCAGGTCGTCGGCCTTGGCGCGCAGGGAGATGATCTCCTCGTTCTCGTCCGTGGTGAATTCGCGGCCTTCGCCCTGCGCCTTGTTGGCGATCGCCTTCACGCGGGCGATGGTGTCCTGCAGTTCCTGCTTCATGCTCATGTTGGAATCTCCTTCGGTGATGAGCTGTGTTTCCATTTCCGCCGCCCACGCGGTCAAATCGGGCAAGTTCTCAACGTCGGCCGGTTCGCCCTCGCTCTGACGGTCGGGTTCCTCTGCCTGTCCGTCGGTGGTGTCCTGCGATCGCTCCTCGTTCATGACCTCGCGGATCATGTTTCGGAGCTCGTCGCGGTCGAGTTGCATTGAAAAAGGCCCCGGACCATTCGGTTCGGAGCCTTCGTTTGAATCAGTGTCCTGCTGGCCTGTGTCGGCCGGCGGGTCCTCGCTTTTCGTGCTGACCAGTCGTGTCTCCGGATTCGCGCCCTTGAGACAGAGACTGACCTCGAAAAGGTCGAATTTGTGGATCGGCCAGACAAGATCGCCGTCCGGCGCGGTTTGCACATCGTCGTACCATGCTTCGCCGCCGACGCTGAACTCGTGCACGCGGCCGTCCTTCAAAAGCTTGAAGCACTGCAGGCCATTTGGACTGCTCAAATCAAGCTGGCCATCTATCTCAAGGCACGTGTCGGTCTGCCGCATGTCGGTGATGACACCGACATTCGCGTTCGGGTCGGTCCAATTGTGGCTGAAGAGGATCGGGATGGTCTTGCCGGCGCGGAAATTCGCGATCGAATCATCGAAGGCGTGCGGAAGCATCATGTCGCCCTGCGAGTCGACCACGTTGAAGGTCGATACGACCGCGGTGAATTTGCCTTCGCCTAGAGACTGGCCGTTACTCACGCCCATTGGCTCGGACTTGGCGAGAAGCGTCTTCCTCCGGCTCTCGGAGAGAGGACGCGTGTCATTCCTGTGCATTTGCACCTCCAAGATTCTGCGAGCCGCTGTCGTGAGGGCTCGCCTGAGTGCCGCCGCCGCGGACGGTGTTCAATTGGGTCAGGATCTCGTCGTATTCCTCGCCCTTCGGCTCGAGACCATGATCTGCTCGCGCCTCGTTGACGCTCATCCACGGACCACCGACGGCGGATGACGTGACCTGCGCGTCATCGACGAAGCTGCCGCGCAAAGCGGATTCGATATTGAATTCGATGAACTGGCCTTTGAAGAATCGACTGCAGATCTGCTCGTTGAAAGCGCCTTGCAATTGCTCGAACAGTGGGCCTAGCGTCTCACGGTAGAGCGCGTCGCGGAAGGCCTGCTGCGAAGCGTATTTGCCTTCCCTTGCGCCGACCATCTCCGGCGGCACCTGATAGGCGGACGCCACCTCGATGTCGCTCAAGGTGCGTCCCTCGACCTCCTGCGCGTCCTTCGGTGTGAATTCCGTGCCGACCTTCTGATAGGCGATGCCGCGCAGGATGGGGCTCTCGCCCTCCTTGCCGCCACCGTCCATCCAATTCGCAAGCTCGGTCTGCAACCTGCGTCGCGCATCGGAGGACAGAGCCTTCTCGTTCAGATCCTGCGCCCAGTAGCCCGGCATGCGCAGGCCATGCTTCCATAATTGGCGACGCCACTTCACGGCCTCGGTATGCTCGTCCAAGGTCTGCTGCAGCGTGAGCATCGGACTGATGCCCTCGAATGAGCCATAACCCTTGTCGCGAAAATATCCGAGCGTGGTGTCGGGATCATCGAATCGAATGTACCCGTCCGGGTTGGATGCCGGATCGGTGGTGGTGAAGCCGTCTGCCTCATCGATGATGCCCGGACGCCTGTGGAATCGCCATTGCGAGGTCGGAAGCCTTTCAAGCGTGCCGTCTGCGTCGGAATAGACGACCAGGAATCGGTCGAAGAGCATCAGATCGGCCACGATGTCGTGAATCAGCCGGTAGGTGCTCGTCCCGTTCGCGGGGTTCGGATGATTGACCAGCTGATGCAATGGCCCATCCGTAAGCATCTTCCTTTTACCGTATGGCTCGCCCTCGAATGCCTGGATATGGACGCGGGCCACGTTTCGCGCGACGAATTCCACGACCTTGCGGACGCTCGGCTGCGTCGAATAAATCTCGAATGCGCGAGGGCCGCTCGACAATGGCATTCCGGGGTCGACCACAGGCCATGGACCGGTCACCGTAGCACCATTCCTGCCGGCGAAGTCGATGACACTGCCGGAGCCTTTGAAAAGGAGGCTCATTCGCTCACCGCCTTAGCAAGTTTCAAAATCACAAGACCGGAAACAATCCAGCCAAGAGGAATCCAGACCAGAAAACAGCCGGTGACGATGAAAGCGAGTCCGAGAATCTCCAGAATCATCTGCAGAAGGTCAAGCAAAAAGGCTCTCCGTCTCATAGATGCTCCTTTCCGGCGCGGGGCGGGTCAGTGCCTCGCTCAAAGCGTTCAGGGTCGCGGCCACGCCGTCGATCTTGTCGCCGGAGTTCTGCTTGTCGGGCTGTACGTTGCCGTTCGTGTCGGTCTTGACGGCCAGATTGTCCACATTCCACCGCAGTACCGGATTGCCGTGGTGTCGGAAGAGCGGAGCGTCCTTCGTGCCGGTGAGCAGCAGTCGCTGCATCTCCTTGAGCACCGGGCTCAGGGTCTTCGTGCCCTGCCGGACGATGGTCAGACGATCCACGTCCAACCCGGCCTCCTGCAGGTCATTGGCGACCTGCGTGGCGTTCCACGGGTCGTAGCCGATGGTCTGCACATCGAAAAAGTCAAGGTCATGCAGGATGCGCTTCTCGACATATGCGTAGTCGGTCACGTCGCCGGGCGTCAGGGTCAGCCAGCCGTCGCGCACCCACACGGATGCCATGCCCGCCGTGCGCTTGTCCAATGCCGGCAAATCGGACTCGGGCGCCCAGAATCTCAACAGCACGTCATAGCCGCCGCAATCGTCCGGGAAGAGCAGCGACCACGCCGTCAGATCGGACACCGCGCCGAGATCCCAGCCGCCATAGCAGACGCGGCTCTTGTACGCCTCGGCCATCTGGTCGGGCGAAGCGTAGACGGCACCGGCATTGCGGTCCCACGAGTCCAATGTGATGAAGCGTTCTGACTGCTTCGTGCGGATGCCGAGATGCAGTCGCAGGTAGCTGGCGAGCTGCGCAGGCGAATTCCGCGCCTGATTGGCCTGAGCAGCCAAATATTCCGCACTCGGGCTCTTACCCCAGCCGGGGTTCGCCTTCATTTGCGTCTCGACGGCGAATGGATCATCGGTCTCGTCGGCACCCCAGACCACGCCGTAATACGTGGTGTCGGTGATGGTTCCAGCGGCCAATTGCTCGACATACTTTCTCGTCTGATCGTAAATCGTGTTCGATTTGCCGTCATCAGGCGTGGTGATGCGCACGCCCAATGGCTGGGTTCGCGAGCCGCGACCAGTCTCCAATGTCCGCACCAGATCCGGTGTCTTATGCACGTGAAGCTCGTCGACGATGAAGCAGTGAAGGTTCATGCCATGCGCAGCATCTGCAGCGGAGCTGATGACCTCCATGTAACTGCCGGAGCGATTATGCACGATGCGCTTCTGATGTGCCGTCATCACACCCTTCAAAGCCGGCGTCTTCTCCACCAATTGCTTGATCGGCTGGAACACGAAGCCAGCCTGATGCTCGGTGGACGCGGCGCACACGACCTGCGCACCCTGTTCCCCATCGGCCCCCAACATGTACACGGCGATGCCGCCGGACAGCGTCGACTTTCCGTTCTTACGCGGCACGTCGACATACAAATCGCGGATGATGCGCACCCACTGTCCGTCGGTGTTCTTCTTCACCCAGCCGAAAACCGGGGCGAGGATCCACACGAGCTGCCACGGATCCGGGTCAAGCGGCTTGCCGGCCCACTTGCCCTGCGTATGACGCAAAGTGTGGAAGCTCAAAAGCACCTTGTCGACGCGAGCTGGGTCGAACACTGCGCCCTCGACGTTCCTTGGCTCCGGCGTCTTGATCTTCGGCACCTGCCATTCCTTCAGCAGGTCCATGCCACGCTCCAGGCAATACCAAGCGACCTCGGGGCTGATTTTCAGACGTTCCAGAGTCTCGGCGTCCGGCAGTTCAGGCGAACGGGTTGAATTCTTCATCTTCCTCGGCCTTTCCAGCGACATTCGATTCGCTCGCCGGAGTCAGGCCGAACTCGTGAGCGAAGGCGCGAATCGTATTCTGCGATTGGGTCAGCACGGTAAAGGCTGGATTGAGCTTGCGTGCGCCACGCTCCGTTTCGATGAGCACGCCCTCCTCGTTGATGCACTCCTGCGCGGCCCTCATCGAAGCCACAGCAGTGCAATACGCCACGAGCGCATCCCTGTCCTCCGGCTTGATGAGCTTCAAACGGGCGAGCTTGGGAACGATGCGCCGCCAAGTGTTCAACGCCTCGCCGCACAGCCACGCCGGCACCGACGGAGCCTTATGCTCGAAACCTGCATCGTCCTCCGAAATCTTCCTGCCGCCTGCATCACGATCAGGACCACGACCATTGATGACCCTCAACTGGAGGGGCTGCCGCTGCGGTCCACGAAGTCCCATGACAGCCTCCTTCACATGGTGGTTTGACCCCTAAAAACTGAGACGCGCGAAAAAGAGTTTCGGCGGCGCGCCCAGTCGAACCTTTGTTCGACTTTCGGAACGCCATACCCGTCAGTGGAATATGCGGGGGTAGTTCCTTCGGTCTTCCTGGTCTTTAAGGGTTTTGCATTGATCGCAGAGCGTTTGCGTGTTGTTGATGTCGAGGAATGCTCCGCCTGCACCGACTGGAATGATGTGGTCGACGTTGGTGCCTTTGCGGCTGCATCGTCTGCAGCTGGGCTCGAGCTTCAGGCGTTCGGCTCGAACGTGGTTCCATTGCGTCTTGTATTTAGATCGCTTGCGGGTGTGCGCTGAGATGTTCTGCCATGGCTTGCGTTGGTGTTGGTCGCAGCGTCCTTGATGTGTGGCTTTGCGGCTGCATCCACTGTAGGTGCATCGTGCTTGTGGTCTTGTCGGCATCAGTCGGTGACTTCGATTCCAAGTCGGGTCAAGGCGCTGAGGAAGTCGTCCTCGTAGATCCGTAGACCCCACGCTTCCAAGGCGTCCCCCCTGCTGATTTGCATGCCGGCCTGTTCTTCTTGGTCGGCGATGCGTGTGAGTTGGCGTGCGATCTCTTCGAGGGCTTCTTTCATTTCTGCTCCTTTCGGCGTGTCATATCTATCTCGCTTGCATAACTTATGTATTTTTGATACAATAGTTTACGTCAACAGGAAAGGAGGTGAGCATGAAATGGACGGATATCGTGACCGCCATCAGCTCGGTGGTGAGCAACATCATCGCGCTGGCGGCACTCGTCATCTCGATACGGCGCCGACCACGCCATAAGAGATGACGAAAGGGTTCCGAGCAGACCTAGTGCCCGGAACCCCGGTTCCATCCTATTTCATGACCATCATGAAGACAAGCACGATATTCGCCATATGCGGCATCATATGCGGCCTGCTGTCCGCCATGCTCGGCTTCACTGGAAAACCATGGCAGGCCGGACTGTTCGGACTCGCGGCGGGCATCTGGAGCCTCGCCACGCTCATCATGGACAGAAGGGACGGCGATGACGACTGAATACCTCGGCGTCAAACAGGTGGCCGAAAGACTCGGCGTCGCGAACGCCGCCGTCTACGACCTGCCGGAGCCCGACGTGCGGATCGGCCGCACGCGCGGCTGGCTGCCGGAGACCATCGACGAGTGGAACGCGAGGCGTCCTGGTCGTGGCGTCGGCGGCGGTAGACCACGCAAGCACAAGGAGGACGAATAAGTCGGAAGCCCGGAAGACAATTCCGGGCTTCCTTTGTTTCATGGGTGCCTTCGGCGGGATTCGAACCCGCGTCCACACGCGGCCACAAGGAAGAGAATCCAATAAAGACTCGCGGCCGGTACGATCTACCACTGATTCCTACGAAGGCATGGACAGGCGATTTGAGCTTCACCGCATCACGGAAGCACGGGATTGGCTTGCCTGCCACATTGGGGTATGTCCACTCTGACGGAAGTGGACGGAGCGTGTCCGATATGCCGTTCGGACAGGACGGGACTGCAACCCCGGGAGTTAGGAGAATCCATGGCGGATATGAAAAGGGTTCAAACCAAGTCACCTCGGTTTGAACCCTCTAATCCACTGACAATTCTGCCTTGCACTTCGAAAAATGTCAAATCACGTCATGGCGAGCGAGGCGCGCGTGTACGTCGGACAGGCGGTACAACGGTTGCCCCTTATCGTTTCTACCGGTCGGCTGAAGCCTGCCACGCTTGCGCCACGAGTAGATCGTGTTCACACTGCACTGGAACCCGCACTCGCGCAGCAGCTCCGCGCACTCCCCCGCCGTGAACGCCCTGCCCGATTCGATGCACTCCCGCAGGAACCCCAATCGCACATCGACCACGCTGTAAGTGTTGCCGCACACCGGACAGTCGACGCTCACCGCGCCGACCTCCGCACTCAGCTCCACTCCACACAGAGGATTCAGGCACCTGCCGATGCCGTGCCTGGATGGCGGCACGTCGATGATGCTCATCGTCTTGCGCGCCAACCGCTGCCAGTCATGCCAGATCAAACCGATGTCCGGCAGTCGGTTCAACCGCTGGCATGACCAGCATGCCTTGAGCATGTCGACGATGGGCGGGACCGCGATGCTTGTGGCCCATGGCATGGCCGGAGGCGCATACAATCGACACCACAACGCCGTCACCGCATCCTCGATCTCCTGCAGATGGTCAACGACCGAGAGTCTGATCGGCGTGGGCGCGGACGGCAGGTTAACACGTCCAGGCCGGTGGCCTCCGTAATGCGCCGTCGAATCCAGAAACTCGCGCAGGGCGTGGATCCAGATGGGATAGTCGTGGATCCATCCCCTCAAAGTGTTCTCGCACTTGTCGCACATCGTGGCCTGGATACGGCACTCCCCGCCGCACACTCGGCACATGCCGGCGAGCGCTGGCTTGTTTTGGTTGGTTTGTACTGGTTGTGTCTGGTTTGGTGTTGGTTGGGATTCGTTGGTTGGTTCGTTCATTTGTTCGATTCCCTCCGGCGGTGTAGTCTGGTTTGTGGTGATGCCAGGAGCCCGGCCGGAAGGTCGGGTTTCTTGTTATTCGCGGATGTGTTGGATGATCGCTTTGATTTCATCTTTGGGTACTTGTGGAACCAGTGGTGCGATCTCATCGAGGCTGTATCCGGCCTGATGCCATTTGACGATCATGTCTATGAGGACTTTCTTCACTTTCATTTCCTGCCTGCTTTCTTCTCGTGGTGTTCCAGAATGGCGAGCGCCGTGTAGACGGAGAGGATTGCTGGGATCATGAGTGTCTGCCTGATGGTCTTGAGGATCCATTTCATGATTCCATCACCGCCTTGCGTGCGGTTTCAAGCATTTTGGCGCATTCGGGGCAGAGACTTTTCTCGAAGTCGGCTGAATTGACTTGCCATCCCTCATATTCGAGCCGGTGCAGCGGCCCGACATCCCACTTGCGGCATTCTCGGCATGAGAGATGACGGTGGTTCGGACAGAGGCTACCGTCTGGATAATCTCGGTCGATACGCCATCCCTGGCGTTCGAGCTCGTCAGGCGCTCCACTATCGGTGGCGTCGCAGTCATGGCATTTGACATGCCAGTGGTTCTCGCAGTAGTGCCTGCCTTGGAGTTCGTCGCATTGCCAGCCGTCGTCAATGGCCCCGTAATCAGCTTCCTCGTAGGTCGCATCGCCTATGTAGAGCCTCGTATGGCATTGGTCACAGACGACGTACAGTTCACGGAATTCCTGGTAGCTCATCACTCCAGCTCCTTGCGTTGCAGCAAGTCTCTCGCTTCATCGAGGTATTCGGCTCGTATCCATTCCGGCAGCATCTCCCAGCCTCTATGCAGATCCGTTCTTTGCATGTCGTACTGGTAGATCCTCTCGGCAAGGACGTGGAGTTCATCGTGATAAAACTCGGAAAAAGCTTTTCTAATGGCCAGAATGAAGGCTCTTTCGTCACGTTCGCTCACACTGAATTTGCCGCTCACGCCCAGGTCGAAGAAGATGCGTCCTCCTTTGGCTTCCGCAGTCAGGCTGTATCTGACCGGTTCTTTCCCGGGTTCATCGAAACCGTCTGGGATCAATGAAGTATCCGGAATCGTGACGAAGATTTTTCTGGACTTCTCACTCATGGTTTCCTCCTAGTGTTTGTGCCATCCGCCGTTGGCGTATCGGTTCCATATGCGGAGCGCGGTTCTGATGTCGTCGTCCATGGTTTTGAGCAAAACGGCGTTCTGGCATCCGTGGCATTCGGCGATCCAGAAGAAGCGGGTAGTGGCCCCGATGACTCTGGCGTAGCGTTCGATGCCGGGTTTCCTCGTGCCGCAGTATGGGCATGGGCTGGTCCTATGCCATTTCCTGACATGCGATGTGGCGTGTTTCATGGTTTGCCTTCCGTGATGACGACAGCGCGGATGCCGTCCGAAGTTTTGTTCGTGTGATGGCGTAGGTCGCAGTCGATGACGTGCAGGCCGATGCCCTGGTATTTCAGGACCGCGTGGACCGGGCTCAACCGGATCAGATCCAATGGGCCGTCCAACGTGACGTCATTGTGGGTGAGCGCGATGCACCTCCGGCCGATCAGGTCGGCGGGATTCCGGTACTGCCATACCGTGTGAGACTGGATCAAGGCCGGCCTCCGATCCAAGCGACCAGGACGGCCGCGCACAGGAGCATCATGGAGACCGCTGTCATCACCATGCTCCCTTCAGGAGCTTGCGGTACCACTTGTAGTCGTTGATGTCGCGTCGGATGCAGTCGCGTACCCTGTGCGAACCGGCATGCCCCTTGTACGGATCCTCGGGGCAATCCAGGAACCTGATGTAGCGTCTCAACGTGGTCAGGTCGAACTTCCTGTAGCTCAGCCAAGCGTCCGGGTTGAGGTTCAGGCGTTTCAGGAAGTCGATGTCGAAATCCACGTTCGTGCCCGCCGGAACCAGGGCGAACCGTTGCGAGAGCGAGTCGAGATACTCCTCCACTGCGTTCGCCACAGCACCCACGCAGTCGTCGTGCGCGGAGCCGTTCAACAGTTCGAACAGCAATCCATTGTCCGTGTGCATCGAGAACGCGACCGGGCTCATGCCCAACAGGTTGAGATAGTCCGGTCTGATGATGCGATGCAGGGATCCATACGAATGTTCGCCCAGCACGTCGGTGCATTCCATGCCGACCTCCAACGGCAGACTGTTATCCCTGTCCGTGCCGGTCGTTTCGAAATCAAGCCAGAGCAGCGCCTCCGGCTTCACGTTCAGGTCTTCGTCCTGTTTCCTCATGATTCTTCCTTCCAATTGCTTTGCCATTCGATGATCTCGATTTGAGTAAGCCGTTGCGCCGTGCCGTCATCCAACAGCCACCACCAGTCGCCGTTCCAGTCGCGTATCGGCGCGTTGAGCGGATCGCGCCAGCTCGGGATGATGTAGCCGAACCGTTCCGCCTCAGCCGGATGCGCGTGCACCCAACCATGACAGCCGGTCGTGCCCGACCCGCACAGTTCAACGATGTTGCTCGGCAGATCGCGCATGGCCGGGTTGGCCCGACGGCGCAACTGCCTGTGGTGGCCGCTCCTGCCCGGCCAGACGCTCGGGTCGTGCAGGTTGCGTCCGCAACGCATGCAATGCCAGCCCTGACGTGCGAGCGCGACGCGTTTCGATTCCTGGAATTGCCGGTCGCTCATCGTCGCTCCCTTCCGATTTGTTCGAGCAGGTTGATGCAGGTCGAGCAGTCGCGTTTGATATCGCGGACGAGGTCAAGGTCCATATCGGCGAGCGCCGGGCCTTTGAGCGCGTCGAGTTCCAATCGGTCCGCGGCCTGGATGGCCGAGGTGAGGATGCCGGCCATGTGTGCGATGGTCATGGCGTTCATGCCGCCGCCTCCTGTTCGAACAATTGTTCGGCCAATACGTCGCCGGGCACGTTCGCGAGCTGACGGCGCAGCATGTCCGGATCCACGCCTTGGTTGAGCAGGTCGGCGACCTTGCATGCGAGCTCCATGTACGTGTCCGTGCCCTCGCAGGCTATCGGGCCGAGAACGCGTTTCACCTCTTCGCTGCCCCACGTATACCGGCGAGTGCCGGTTTTGGGTGTGGCGAATCCGCGTTCCTTGCCTTTGACGAGCCAGTTGCGGAATTTCGCGTTCCAGTCGGCCGAGCATGTTCCCGAGTCGAGGGCACGGTCGCGGAATTTGTCGGCTTCGATGTCGCAGTCGATGCCGAGCCTGTCGGCGAGCGCCTGGTGTTCCTCAGAGGGTTTCCAGTCGGCTGGTATTGGGATTGGTTTTCTCGCGCGCGCGTTACTCTCTCTAGGTTCTATATAACTTTCTTCCTTATATAGGTTTGGGCGTAGTGATGCTGCGCCCCTAATTGCGCCTCTAACGGCTGTTTTTTGCGCCCCTAATTGCGCCTCTTGGCTGTTTTGGGGCGTAGTATGCTGCGCCTCGGATTCGTTCTTTTTTAGGGGCGCAGTTTTTGCGCCTCTAAAATCCTCCATGCTGAGGTTCCATACGATCGGACGGTGGCGTCCGTAGTGTTCGGTGAGCCTCTGGTCGCCCTTGACAATCAATCCGGATGACTCCAGGTCGTGCAATCCATGCTGGATGGTGCGGCGACTGTACCCGGTGAGAGCGCACAGGCGCTTCTGGGATGGGAACGCGCCACGGCCTTCGGTGTCGGCGTGGTCGGCGAGCGCGAGGAGGATGCGGAGAAGCGACCCTTTGGCCATTTCGGCGGGCACGTCGTACATGGCCCACTCCAATGCCTTCATACTCATGATTCCTGCTCCTTTTCGACCATCGCGCCCTTGAGTGCCTCGCGTTCCTCCGCACTGGGCTGGTATCCGAGGTGTTCCAATGCGCCGTACCAGACGCACATCTCATCAACGCCGCGCATGGTGCGCCACGCACGCCAATCGGCGGTGTCCTCCTGGCGTGCGGCCAGCACGTCGAGGATCCGCAGCGGCCTGTCCCTCAACACCATGCGGATCTGGTCGAGGTTCTCCTTGCATTCCAACGACCAGTGGTCGCCGTCATGCTCAGTGATCGGCAGATTCCATCCAAAACCGATGAGCGTCTCCACGACACCCTCGCCATGGAGGCGCTGGCCCACGAACATCGAATGCCAGCCGACCGTCTCAGCGAGCGCGAGTTCGCAGATTCCCGCCACTGTCTGTTCGCGGGTGAGCGTGTGGAGGTTGGTTCGTATCCATGCGAAACGCGTGTCCCTCGCAATCGCCTCGAAGTCCATAGCCTTGCGGTCGAGTTCCTTCCCCCGTGCCATGATGGCCTGACGTTCGGCTTTCGCGCTCTCAGCCCATTCGAGCTGGTCGAGTGGAATCGGCTCGTACAGGCAGTAGTCGCCGTGGTTCTTGAAGACGCAGAATTCCGGCCACCCATCCTCGCCCGTGAACTGCTTCCAGAACGGATCCCGAGTGGAGGAAATGACGGTGCGCCGCCTGTAGCCGCGCGGTTCGAACGTCCAATAGTTCTTCCCGTCCGGGAAGGACTCGACCTTGACACCGGCCTTCGCGAGCGCCTTGTCGGCCTCACCGCACCATTTCGTCTTGTCGCGTTCGCTGACGAGCCTTCGGTATGTCCATTCGAAGTCGGTGGACCGTGCGAGCTCGCGTTGCATGTCGGGGTCGGATTCGAATTCGGCGAGCTTGTCCAACTGTTCGATGGTCATCTGGGTGAAGTCGGATGCCATGGCGCGGGTTTCCTGCGGGATTCTGGCTATCTTCAACCGTCTGCGAACGAACCGGTCGCTGCGTCCAGTCTTCTCGGCCATCTCCTTGACGCCCACGCCCAGGTCGAGGAGCCCCTGATAACCGTCGGCCTCCTCGATGGGCGTCAAATCGGAGCGTTGCGAGTTCTCGACCAGCATGACCTCGCGTTCCCGTTTCGCGTCCATTTCCTCGATGATCGCCGGCACGGACTCAAGTCCGGCCTGTTTGGCTGCGGCGAGCCTGCGATGGCCGATGACCACGCGGTACTGCATGTGGCCGTCGATGTCGGTCTCGCCTGTCGGCGTGACCAGGAGCGGCTGTTTGATGCCCTGCACGCGGATGCTGGCCTCCAGTTCGTCCACGTCCTCCAAACGTTTGCGTGGATTGTGCGGATTCGGATGCAGGTCCTCGACGCGTAGTTCCTCTATGGTGATGCCCATGATTCCTCCTTAGAATTCCGGTTCGGTGTCGGCTGGATTGCCGAATTCGCCGAACGACGACTATTGCTGTACGGGCGCTCCCCACGGGTCGGAAGGCGGCAGCTGCGCGGTCTGCTGTGTCGAGCCGCCCGTATATCCGGCGGGACTCGTCGCGGGATTGCCATACGCGCCAGCCGTGCCACGCTGAGCCTTCACGACCTGCGCGGCCGCATACCGCAGGCTCGGGCCGATCTCGTCCACCTGCAATTCCATGGAAGTTCGGTGCTGATGCTGCTCGTCTTCCCATGAATGCTGGGTCAGTCTTCCCTGGGCGATCACACGCATGCCCTTGGCGAGGGAACGGGCGCAATGCTCGGCCAGATCGCCCCACACGGTGCAGCGGAGGAACAACGCGTCCCCGTCGGTCCACTGATTCGACTGCCGTTCGAACGTGCGCGGAGTGGACGCGATCGTGAAGCCCGCCACGCTCCGACCGTTCTTCGTCGACCTCAACTCAGGATCCGCGGTCAGATTGCCCACCACCGCGATGATCGTCTCACCAGCCATTAGAACCTTCCTTTCACGGCGAGAGTCTTGATGATGCGGATGGTCTCGCCACCATCCCTGGTCTTCGCCATGTGTGTCAACTGCGCGGCAGCGCTCTGATGGAAACTGTCATCAGGCATCACCTCCAACACCGGCATGGCGACCTCGGACACGAACCGGCCCACCAGTCCGGTGAACCGCACGCCCACCGATTCCAAGATCTCCAGCTCCTTCCACGCCTCGGTCTCCATCGCCCGACGGCACGCGTCGGCCACCGCCCTGTCACCACTCGTCATCTTCTTCGTGTCGACGTCCTTGACCGGAGCGTTCGGACTGAAATGCCAATGCGGCAGAATCTCCCTCATCGGTTCCTCCCTTCAGTCGTCGTCCCTGGACGCGAACCGCACCACCAGCCACAACGCGGTGGCGAGATACACGCCCTCGACCAGCAGCGCGCCGGCCATGTTCCCCGAATCACGCCAGGTGAGCATGAGCGTCACGCTCACGACCAGGCCAATGACCGCAATCGCGAATTTCATGCGGCGCAAGGCGTAGTTCGGGCGCCCTTCCTTCCGCTTCTGGGATTCGAGTCTGTCTTCGATGCGGCAATCGTTGTCGGTCATCGTGTACCTCCGATCATGTTGATGAGTGTGTGAATGATGTCTTTGCCTTCCTCGGCGGTGAATTCCGCCAGCGTTATCTCCTGGATGCCGTCGATGAGGCTGGCGGATCCGTCCACGCCGAAACGGACGTAGAAGCCACTCGACGCGAGCAGCACATTGCGTGGATCATGCCGTCCCGACTGTGGTGGTTTCGGCGGATTCAACCTCACGGCCTGTCTGATGCCCATGTCACAGCTCCTTGTCGATCGTGTCTACGATGAGGTCCACGATTCCGGTGACATCGAGGTCGATGTAGCCGACGATGTGGCCGAGCGGCCTCATGGCCTCCGCATCCCCGTCCTTGAATGGGTGGACCAGTTCGCCCTGTGTTTCGAATTCGTCGAACACCGCCTGCACACAGGCCTTGCGAATCGCTTTCATGTCATTCCTCCATTGATCGAATCCAGCGTTCCATCGCTGTCTTGCTGACTTTTCTTCGTCCGGGTTTGCCTTCCCTGGTGGGTGCCCGGAAGCTGTCGAGGTCTCCGATGTCGATCGCGTGGCGCAGGCCGCGCGGGTCGAGGCTGTACACCTGCGCCGCCTGTTCTGGGCTCCACGCCAACCGCTCCCCCAACGGCACGCGGCTCGGATCCTTGAGTTCGGATTGCGGAACCATCACGCGCCTCCTTTGCGTGTGTGATGCCGGGCGGCGTTAGGAGAACCGCCCGGCCCTCTCCTAAAATCGGTGTCATCCCGCATATGCGACGTGCGGGCCGAACAGTTAGGAGAAGAATCAATGAATTCGAGTCCATGGGACTGGACGCTGTCAGCCACTCTGACCGTTATCGGCTTGGCCATCACACTCGCCATCGCCGTCGCGGGGTGGATAATCACCGCGAGAAAAGACTCGAAGAGCGCGAAGGCGGCACGGGAGAAGTACGAGTCCGATGCACGACGTGCCGACGAGCTGAACGCCACGCTTAAATCGCAGCTTGAGGCGTCGCGGGAATCCGCCGCGGCATTGCGCGCGCAAGTGGAGCAGCTCAAGGAGGCCAACCGCATAGCAATTTCGTCGAATCCGCCAGACAAGGCACCGTGGGGAGATTCCGTTTGGACAGGAAGCGGAGAGCTGTTCTCCATACACCATGAAGGCCTCAGAAAAGTCATCGTATTGGAAGTGCGTTCCGCAGACCCCAGAATGAGTGGCCTATTGCACTTCGACCATGCGACGCCTTTCTCCTGCGAGCCTGGAGACAGCATCGAATACCTGGCCATAGGAACACAACTTGGAAGGCCAGACGTAGAGATCAGATGGCGTTGGGCTGATGATGATACCGAACGCACAACACGCAGACCAAGCATCAAACCACGTTCCTGACTCATTGAGCACCTTCTTCCAACATCGACATGAATTCCTTCAAATCCACTTCCGCGACAGCTGGGAAGGTCACGAACGCCTTCCCGTCGCCGATGGAATCGACTCTGATCGGATTGACCGTCAGCTCCGCCATCCACCTGCCGGAATGCGCGAAGAGGTAGGAGGCAATGCGGCTCGCCTTCCCCGTCGTGAGGTCGGTGATGTTGAAGCCTATGTACTCGGTCCCGTCCATCACGCGACCGCCTTCGGGTATTCAAGCTGCAGAGTCTCCTCGCCGAACCGGCGGGCAATCAGGGCAAGACCCTTCCTCGTGACCTTCACCGTCGGCGGGAACGCGAACGGAGTCCCATCCCTGTGCGTCCCATGCGACTTCGAGGGAACCATCAGCAGATGCCCGGCGTTGATACGGCTCTGACGCGCGGACCAATGCTTGTTCTCACGGAAGATCCAGTCATTCCGGTCAAGCCATTCGAACAGTTCCGTCTGCCCGACCGGCCTACCAAGATTGCTGAGCAGCTTCGCGGAATCACGCACGGAAAGCGCGTCGGGAATGTCCACGAAGTTGTCCCACGCGGACGCCTTAGGCTGAAGCTCGTCGATACGCGACTGCTGGTCAGCTATCCTCTGCTTCTGCTCCTCCATGGTGCGCTGGCCGATCATCACGGCCTTCGCCAGGATGGTCATGTCATCGTCCGCGTCGGTGGCCGGGATATAGCCGCCAGTCCTGCGAATCTGGGGAAGCACCTCATGCGTCACCCACCGCTTGAACTCGTGAGCCTCGGGCTTACGGGAGCCAAGCACGAGAACATACAGGCCGGCTTCGTTGACGATGTTGGTCTCACCCTGACGCCCTAGATTGAACCTAGACCGTTCATCATCGTCAAGCCTTTTCAAGGCATCGGACGGATTGCTGATTTCGAGGATGTCGCATACGTCCTTGGCGACGAACCAGGGCTCCCCCGCCTCGTCGGTCAGGGTGCGCAATGAGGCGCCCTTGAAATCGAACTTCTGGATTTCATTGTTCATCGGATTCTCCTTTCGATTCATGCGTCGGCGAGCGCCGATTGCTCAGCCTTCTGAAGGACTTCGCTTGGATTTCTCCCCAAGCTCAGCGCGATTGCAACGAACTCGGTTAGGTCGAGAGGACCACCGTTGAGCTTTGTGTTCATCGCCTGTCTGCTGATACCCATCTCAGATGCAAGTTGCTCCTGTGAGCGATCCGCATAACGAGCGAGTCTGCGAAGCTCATCTGCTGCGCTCGTGGCTATGTCCACCGGTTTTCTGTCTTTAAATGAGGTCATATCTGTTATTGTCCTCATTTGAAGTCACTTGTCAAGCTGAAGTTTACGGCGTGTCGCCAAATGAGGACAAATAGCATGTAGTTATGGCAAAGACACCAAGAGCATGGACGGAAATGGATCGCGCTTCCATGCAAATCATCAGAGAACTTCGTGACGAAGATCCACGCCACATGTCACTTCGAACCATGGAAAAAGAGACGGGCATCAGCCGTTCGAGGCTTGATGATCTTTTCCACGAACGAATGGGCTCTCCGTCGCTTCAAGAATTTGTCACGCTATGCATGCTGTTTCATCAACGAGCATCAGCATGCTTGGAAGAAGCCATGAAAAACACCGGACAGAGCCACGGCGAAATCATCGAGGCCGCCCGCGCCTACGAGGCCCGCGAGCGCGAGTCCCAGATCACCGATGATCTGGTCGAACCGAGGTTCGAGGACCTGCCACCACAGGAGCTTGCCGCCAGCAGGGACATGAACCGCAATCTTGAAGCCGAAACACCGGACGAATGACAGATTTCACGGCTTTGCGAAAAACTACTATTATACACCTTTTTCAAATTATTAAAAATGACCGAATTCGACCACTTTTACGGTGGATAAGTCAAAATCGCTGAAAGGACAACGAAATGCCGGTGGAAAAGTCATCAAGAATCCATGCAAAAGATGTCGACGTGACCATTCACGCCGTCAACGGCGAAGACTACATCAGTCTCACCGATCTCGCCAGACACAGCAGTGACAGGACAGGCGAAGTCATCCGACGATGGCTGCGCCTATCGGACACCATCTCATTCCTCAGCACATGGGAGAAAATATCGAATCCAAAGTTCGACAGCGATGCGGCCGCAGCGATCTTGGCCCAATCCGGCCGTAACATCTTCTCCCTGTCCGCATCGGAATGGATAAGCAAAACCAATGCCATCGGAATCCGTTCGGAACGCGGACGTTCCGGAGGGACATACGCCCACAAGGACATCGCATTCGCTTTCGCATCATGGATAAGCCCGGAATTCCACCTGTTCGTCATCAAGGACTACCAACGCCTCAAAGACGCCGAAGCACAACGAACCGGAATCGAATGGCACGCAAGGCGAGAACTCACCAAGACGAACTACCGTCTCCACACCGACGCAGTGAAGGAATCACTCCAAGGCAAGGACCTGTCCAAATTCAGGGAACGTATCGAATACGCGTCAGAAGCGGACGTCATCAACCTCGCCGTGTTCGGAATGAAAGCGGCGACATGGAAGACGAATCACCCCGGATGGAAGGGGAACATGCGCGACTACGCCACGGTCAGAGACCTGGTCATACTCCAGAACATCGAGGCTTTAAGCGCCGCATACATATCACAGGGGTACAGCAAAATCGAACGCTTCGAGATGCTCAAGAACGAGGCTGACAGGCAAAGAGAAAGCCTCAAGGACGACGTGCCATCGATAGAACGTCTGCGAAACATCATTGAGTCCACGGAAGAGATCAAGGAAACGAATCGACCTGGAATCGAGAACGATGGAGGGAACGACGACGCCAAGTAGCACGGCTTCTGATCCACGTATAATGGGTTGTGACAGTACCCAGCACGCGAGCGTCTTCGGCGCGGCGAACCAGGCTGGGTCGTTTCATATCACCGGCGGATACGACCTCGGCGCCTTCCTCGACCGCGCATGGAAGGAACACATCCGCATCATCGAACAACCATTACCGGACGGACTGTGCGGAGCGTGGCACGAGGCAAGCCGCACCATATTCCTCCACGACCGGCTCAACCAGCGACAGCGCCGCTGCACCCTCTGCCATGAGCTCATACACGCGAAACACCACGATCCAGGCTGTGGTAGCCAATACGGGTTGAAATGCGAGCGCCGGTGTCGCAGGGAGACCGCGCTGACATTGATCAGTCCGGTGGATTACGGCATGGCCGAGACGGTGTACGAGGGCAATACGTGGATGATGGCCGTGGAATTAGGTGTCACCATCCAAGTACTGTCAGATTATCGGCAGCTGCTCTACGATTCCGGCGTGTGTATGCAGTGAATACCACCAAGCGATTGTTCATGGGGGTACGATGGAGTGACGGCGTGGTCGCCAGAGAAGAAAAGAGAATCCAATGACCAACAACAATCCGAATCCACAGCAGTTCCAGCCGCGGCCACAGTTCATTCCACAGACGCCGCGACAGCCGATGCCACGGCAACAGCCCATGAAGAAAAGTGGCGTGCCGGTGTGGGCCACGGTGCTGTGCGCCGTCGGCATGCTCCTCATCGGCAATCTCGTCGGCTGTGGAGTCGGCGCCGGATCATCGACACCATCCGAAGCTGACGTCAAGGCCAGCCAGACATATAAAGACCTCGAATCCAAGTACAAGACGGCGGCCAAGGACAGCGGCAGTGCGAAGAAAGACGAACTCGCCAAGCTCGACAAGGAAATTTCCGATGCCCAAGCCAAACTCGACCAGCTCACCGGACAGGTCAATCAGGCAAAGAAGAACACCATGGGCGAGGGAACGTGGACGGTCGGCACCGACATCGAAGCCGGAACATACAAGGCCACTAAGGAAGTCAATTCCGATTGCTATTGGGAAATTACGGCGGGCGGCAGCAATGGCAACGACATCGTGGCCAATGACAAATCCTACTGGCGGCTATCCGCAGATCACCGTGGAGGACGGCCAGCAGGTCAAGATCAGTGGTTGCCGTGTGGACTTCCGCAAGATCGGATGACCGCAGTTGATTTCACCGCATCAGCCGGAGTGGCTTCGTGGAATGCACTATAGGAGGACTGAGGGAAATGGAAGAGAAGAACCATAAAGAAAACGGGTACGAGGCAACGCAGCTACCTGAAGAGCCATGGGCGGCTCGAGCGGTCTTCACGGTTGGAGGATTGAAGATCACACGCGGAATACTTGTGATTCTACTGGCTGCGGCAATCATGGTCGGAGCCATCGTGGCATCTCACCCTGGAGGAGCAGCCACGCCCGATGCCACAACGACGGCATCGGAGGAATCGAAGCAAGACAAGGATAAGTCCGACGTCAACAGCGAGGATGACGACGCTGACTCGTTTAATCCGGCCTCATTGGTGGGGATGGGTGTGTACGACGCGCATGACGCGGCCGTAAACGCTGGAATGGAGGTGCGCTTCATTAGCTCCGGAGATGCGGCAAAGACAGACATCACCGGCGATATCTACAATGCCTCAACACGCTTGGATGGGTGGGATGACTGGACGGTCGTGGACGAAAGCGACGACGGGCACACGGTCACCTGCACCATCGATTCAAAGGAGAATCTGAACGCGAAAGCGAAAAGCGACGAGAACAGGAAGGCTGGAGACGATGCGGCCCCAGCGGTGATGACGGCATGCCAGCGTGAGGGTGGCCAGCGTTATCCAGGCGGCTATGACGAGCATGACATTCTTGGCGTCATCCAAGATGTCATTCGGCGTGACGACGGCACGTACTACTACAAGGTGAAGGCCACGGTCAACGCCGACACTGATGTCGTGGTTGAGTGTGTCACGACAGGAGACGACAATCAGCAAACCATAGTGAGTTGGGATGCGAACTGACCTCCATCTCATGCCTTTCATGTTGAATCGTTGAGTCAGAGTGGTTTTGCGCTTTTATACAGGCTTATAAAGCCTTATATTCGTCTAAATTCTTTAGAAAACCCCGGCCACCCGCATACCGCGAGCGCCGGGGTTTGCTTAATTCTCAGCTGAGGCATGGGGTCGGCAGCACGATCGGCCACGTGATTTGGATCCCGAAAAACTTCATGATGGTGAAGTAGATGGCCAGGATGATTAAAACAGCGAGCAGCGTGGTGAAGGTGAATTCGCCGATCATGCATACTCTTCTGACGGCATAAAAGGAAGCCCCGTGCAACCGCATGTATCATGCACGCGATTGCACGGGGCGCAATGCTGAGGGACGCATGCCCACTCAGACGAGTTCCGGAACCTTTTCCAGTTCCACGCTGTCGCTCGAAAGATTCATGGACAGCTCGCTGCTGCAGGGAAGATGGTCGGGCATGACGACCCCATCCTTTTGCCGACGCAGATAGTCGAGGAACATGTCTATGTCGGACTCCCCGCTCTTCCACTCGTCGACATCGCTCAGATCAACCGGATTGCCCTCGCCCGTGGGACGGCTGGCGACGATCATCGAGACGCCGTTCTCCCCCTTGACGAACACGTTGGCGATCCCCCCAATTGCGGACACCCTCTCCACAAGCAGCGACAACGGCTCGCATCCGAGCGCCGCCACGACGGGATACTCGCCGGCGGCGTTCGTCACCGCGAGAACATCATCGACGTTGCCGGCCGCGATGTTCTCGTTGACCTCAATGTTGAAGTTGGCGAGCGCTAATCTGCGCTTTACCAGCGCTTCGAGTCGCGCCTTCACTGACTGTTCGCTCATTCCACTCACCTCCGTTGATGAGCACGTTGATTATCGTGTTTTCGAGTACGCCGCTGGCCAGCTCCCTAGCCAGCCGAACATCCTCGACGTCGAACAGATCCATGATCTTGATCAATGCTTTCTGTTCGCCGCTCGGGGGCTGGTGTCCGTTGGGATGCACGTGGCACATGGCGTGGTTGCAGTCGATCTCCGGGGCGTGCATCGTGTGCTCTTTGTCAAGGTCGACTTCAAGTGCTTGGAAAAACTTCTGCAGTTCTCCGCCGCGTTTCCATGTGGAGTGCCTTTGACGAACGTTTGCGATGGGATGTCCGTAGAGATCTGTTGCGTTTGAGAACCAAGTCTTTGGCTCACACTCTGATTCCGGCGCTGGTTCGAAGGTGCCCTCCGAACGTTCCGCTATGGCCATGTGGCGGCTCCCTGAATGTCAACTTCATATGCTTATACGTCCGCCGATTGGGCGGACCGTCGATGTTGGGTTACGGCCAATATACAGCAGACCGACGCCAAATGGTCACAAATCGACACACACGTGCACAAAACGGACAGAAAAAATACGGCC